TTACGTATATGTCAGTAAAGCTCTACCACGGCCCTAGAAAGAGCCGAAGTGAATCGCTGGTATTAGTACCACCAGTGATCGTCAAGCAGATCGATGAAATGGTCTACTTGAGTGGAGCGACTAACTTGCGACAATATGACGGTGTCCTTCCTGGAACCGTTTCGTCCTTCATGAGCCTATACGTTCCACAGTTTAAAAAACTTGTGAGCGAGGGTTGGATTATACAAAATCCCTTCCTCAAGACTCATGAAGCGTGGGGTTGTACACCTGGAACCTTTACGGATACCAGAAGTGACGGCTCCCCGGCAACATGGGGCTATACAGAGCGTTGGTTCAACGTTGTGGATGGCCTTCACGTACCGCACTTGTTTCCAGCGATACCTTCGTACGCAGACTCTTTACAAAGGGCCCGTGATGAAGCGCTGACAAGGGTGTTCAGCAAGGCGAGTGCAGCCAAGTTTGATGGCCTTATTGAGCTAACTCAGCTCCGTGAGACCCTCAAAATGTTTCTTGGTTTGCTAAAACGCCTTTACGTACTGGCGAAAACGCCAGGTGCGTTCTTGGACATCATACGTGCCATTGAGGTTAATTCCTCTAGGCGTGTGCGGATCCCCGGTCACCGTGATAAAGTGGCCGTTACGGACCTCGCTGGTCTCTGGTGCGAATTGCGGTTTGGATGGCGTCCTCTTTTAGCCTCCTTAGAGGGGCTGATTGACGTTATCCAAAATTCGGGTTCAAGACCCAAACGCGTTACGTATAGAGCTCGCGAGGATTTCTCGTTTGAACAAACAACAAGAAACACCGTTAACTCCTCAGTGCTACCGCCTGGGGTCGCCCCAATGTACTTTGACACAACAGTCAAGTACACAGCCAGCCTACGAGCAGGAATCCTGCTCGAGCCAAACTACAGTCTCCAAAAAGAGCTTGGTTTGGAACTGGCTCAGGTCCCCATTGCTGCTTGGGACCTTGTTCCTTACTCTTTCATCGTTGACCGTTTTGTCAACGTTGGCAACTATATCCGCTCTCTCATACCTGTACCCTCTTCAATATTTGGGGGTGCTTGGCTTGTCGAGAGGGGACAGCTGCATGTGGAGTGGAGGGGCGAACGTACCGCCATCAGCATCACCACTGGATCAGGCGCCACCCAAAAACGGTGGACGCGGTCACCAATGGTGAATAAGCTGGAGATGGAGAAGACCTTTCACAAACGGTCCATCCATCCGTGGCCACCGGAGCTTCCTGTCCTTAGATGGGACTGGAGCACTTTCTATGACCTTTTCAACGCGATCGACGCACTTTTTCTCGCTATTCAGCGGATTAAGCGCTAGATTTGCGCGATGGAGAAACCATATGTCCCTTACCAATGCCGTATTTAAAACCGGCGCCTCTTGGGCACCTACGGGTGGCTCGGATGTGACTCTGGTGCCTGATGGCCGCCAGGTCACTAATGGTCTCAGCCTGGTTGTGTCTGGAGATGTCAATCTCCTTACACGTCGTGGTATTGTTGTTACAACCACGCTGCCGGCTTTACCGGCAACCAGCGGTGCCTATGCTAAACTTGGCAGAAATGCCTTGAAGTATAGCATTCCTTTCATCGCGGCTGATGGGAAGCTTTACACCCAAACAGTTCGCATTGAGACCGCCTTCCATAGCGAGTATAGCAGTAAGAATACGGCTATTGCCGATATTGCTGCTCTCGTGTCAGACAGTGATTTCACTGCATTCTGGCAATCATCCTTGCTGACTTAACGGTCACTCGACGAGGCTCCTACAGGTGAATGCTAAACAGCACGTACCTCCGCTAATTACACCCAAAGGTGTTGACGCGGTGGTCAATGCACTATTTAGTGCTATGACCAGTGACTTGGGCCGCCCGTTTATGGGCGGGGGACGCAACGTGAGGTCCATTGTGCGCACTTGGTGTCCGCTACTGCAAGACACGAGTGACATGGATGTCCCCGCGTTTAAACAGAGTTATTTACCTGCTCACTTCTTCGACCGCTACTTCTATGCGGACGAGTTGGGTGTTAAGGCTAACCTAGAAGCACAGGCCCTCGAGAAATTCGAGGAAAACCTGTTGCGTGGCTCGGCTTATACACACCTGAGGTGGGGTCAGGGATCTTTCTCGAAGTTGAACTCAATCCTTGAGTCAGCTGCCCTCGAGATTGGCCACATTCTCGGAGATTTTAATACCGAGGAGTGGTTTTCTCTGTGCAACCACGGCCCTAACGCTACATTCGGTGTGAAGAGAGAGGCATCCCACCTCTCTACGAAAGTTTACACACTCGATGGAACGTTACCAGCTATCTCTCTGTTCAAGCGCTACCTGGCGTGGAATACCACGCTTCGTCAGCACCTGGACCAATGGCGTGGTGAAGCACCACTACCATTTCAAGAGGTGGCTGGAAGTAAATTAAGCTTTGTGCCTAAGAAGTTTGACTCATTGCGGACGATGTTGATCGAACCGACAATAAATCAGTTCTTTCAGCTCGGCTTAGGGGGTTTGATTACGAAGAAGTTACTCAAGGCTAATGTGGATCTCTCCACCCAACCTGAAGTACATCGTAATCTTGTCTCGCTCGTGACAAAATACGGGTTGCCCCTTGCCACAATTGACTGGTCACAGGCAAGTGATAGGATTTGGCTGACATTATGTCAGAAACTCCTTCCGTCTGATTGGTACGCAGTCCTTTGTGACGTCC